GTCGCTCCTGAGTCTGGTTGAATTGCTCCTGGCTAATTTTCTTCGCTGAGAGAGCAGTGTTCAGGTCCTGAACATCCTGCTTATAACGTGCATTTTCTGCGTTCTCGGGAAGCAGTTTTTCGGCAGCCGCCTGTGCTTTAACTGCGTTTGCCGTATCCCATTTAGCCGCAGCATATTGGCCGGCAAGTGCGATTTGCTCCTGAGTAGCGCTTTTACCCAGAGATTGCTGGGCGGTAAGAATGGCCTGCTCACGGCTAAGTTCGCTAGTTGAACCAGCCGTTAACTCAGCCTGCTGCTTGAGGTTCGCCAGTTTTTGAGTAATTGACTCCGTTGCAGCCGCTGATTTTTTAGACTCGCTCTCGCCTTCTTTCTGAGCTTTGGTGCTGGCCTTTTGCGCCGCTACCGCGTCATATTCTGCTCCAGCACGCTCACGAGCCATCCTGACATCAGATTCACTACCACCCAGGGCCCTAATTTCCTGCTCAGCCTTCAACTGCTCACGCTTGCGATCATTAAGCTCGCTTTGCAGGTCAATCTGTTGGGATTGCTTATCAAGGTATGCCTGAACTTTGTCCGGGCGTTCCACGTTAAGCGATTGAGAGTTAAACTTGGCTTTCGCTGCAGTGGCGTAATTGAGGGACTTTCCTAGTTGGTTCATCAGTCCAGCCACAACGCCAGTTTCCTGTCCGTTGCGCTGTAAGAGATCTATTCCCTGCTTGAACTGTCCGTTCAACTCAGCCTGAGCAATTCCTACAGTGCTTGTTACTCGCGACAAGCGGTTTTGAGCGGAAGACAAATCGTCCGCAGCAATGGCCTGATTATCGAGAGCGATTACCATGGCTTCCTGTGCTTGTCGGCCTCGCTTGGTTGAGGCGCCCCAGTTATCTATCTCTCTCTGATATTCTTTGACCTTACTGGTGGCCTTGTCATACGCATCCTGAGCATCATTAACCGCGCCAGTCAGTTCAGGAAGAGTAGAGCGCAGTTTTGCTATCTCAGCTGATAACTGCACCTGAGACATCTCGCTCATCTTACTTGTCAGGCCATCAACCGAGTCTGCAAGCTTAATTGCCTCCTGCCGTGCCTCTTGGGCCTTTTGCCAGAAGTAGTAGATAGCCGCGCCAGCTAACATAGCTGCGCCAGCCGGACCGCCAATCAGTCCGAGTGCGCCGCGTAGTAACCCGCTTGCCACTGATGCTCTTGAAGCTGCGGCCGTGGCGGCATCTTGCGCTACCTTGTTTGCAGCCAGCGCTGCGTTGTATCGGCCAGTGGCAGTTGCTGCGGCCATTCTGGCGGTGGAGAGCGCTTGCTCAGCGGCGGCAAGATTGGCGGCATTAAATGCCGATGCCTTCATCATCTGGGCCAGGCGAACTTCTTCAAGCGATCTAATTTTTGCCGCTTCAGCGCTTCGTAGCTCAGCTGCTGCTGCCAGTGAAGCAGATTGCGCACTCTGATTATCGGCAACTGCAAGTGCCCTTGAAGCAACGGCAGACTTAACTTTTTCTGTCGTCGCCATTGCAAGAGCGCCGACAAAACGACTGCCGAGCACTGTGGCTGCAATTGTGATTACACCAGAAAGTGCATCAAGGTTTTCACTAATCGTGATGATGGCATTGCTGGCACCGGCATACACTGATTTGATGGATGAAGATTCACCGACAAACTTCGTAACGTTATTCGTTGCAACAGAGAATGCCTGGCCGAGAGTCACAGATGTATTTGCGAACTCTTTCGCAATCTGATCCCCCTGAGTCAGCAAGCCTTTAACCACAACGTCAGTGGTCAAAGCGCCCTGCGCCGCCATGCTTCTGAGTTGGCCGACGGTTACTCCGAGGGAATCGGATAAAGCTACAGCCAGGCGGCTTCCGTTCTCAGATATAGAGTTGAACTCTTCGCCACGCAGTACACCTGAAGCCAGCGCCTGAGATAGCTGGATCATTGTGGAGCTTGCTTCTTCGGCAGTCGCACCTGATACAGCGAGGCCTTTATTTATTGTTTCTGTGAGGCGAGTTAAGTCTTCAGTGCTCGTCCCGGCGCTACGTGTAGCTCTCTCAAGGCGAGCATAGAGAGTCGCCGTCGCTTCGAGGCTGCTTCGTGTCTGCTGGGATATATCAAAGACGCGTTGTGTAACGTCAGCCAGTTCTTCGGTAGGTCTGATCGCATTGGAAAGCTTGTTTGTGACGACTACCCATGTGTCAGCGTATTGCGCCACCTGCTGGATTGATAAGGCAGCAGTGAGAGCAGAAGCGACCCTTGATAAAACGGAGAATGACTTCTCCGCACTTGCCGCACTGCGCTCCGCCTTGTTGATAGAGCGAGATGCCTGATCAAAACCTCTCCCCATCCCATTGAGATTGTCGTTAACCTGCCGCTGAGAGCGAAGAAGCCCGGCCAAATCCATGTCAACTTCATAAACGATACTCCCGACATTTTGCTCAGCCATTTATGCCTCATCTTTTCTTAGCCGCCGCTCGCCGCGCTGCCTGTTTGGTCAGGAAGTCATCCGTAACGGTCTCGTATTCTTCTTTTGTGAATCCTTTCTGATCTGGATATTTAGCAGCCAGTAAAAGAGAGAATTCGGTCATGGTCAGTCTTCCAGCCTCTTCACGACTCATATCCAAGTGGCTGCGAGCAGAACTGATGTACTCGAAGGGGCTGAATTCTGAGGTTGTCTCGCTTGATTCATGGCGCTGAAGTTTTCTAACCTTTGCTGTGCCGATTATTCCGTGCTGCATGAGGCTTTGCGCGATAACGATAATGTCGTTCTTTGGCATCTTACCTGGTCGGTACACGACGCAATTCTTCCAGCCCTTCCACTCGCCGATAAGCGTTGTCAGGTCATCGTCACAGCAAGCCTGTAGCACATGCATGGCCTGCGATAGAACTCTCTCGGAAACCATTCCCATGGATGAGGACAACCACTTAGTGAACTTGGCGGGGTTTGTTGCACACAGATCAATAAGAGCCAGAGCATCACTTCCGTGGATGGTCGCGTAAACACGCACAATTTCCGCTGGCGAACCAAGGCGATTCATTGCCTCAAAGGAAGGCCTGAGAAGATAATCCTTGCCGCCCTCGGCACTATCACTCAGCCCTACTTCACCTATTTCAAGTAATGGGGTCATGTTTCATTCCGGTGAACGGTTATTATCAAGGGCAGCCGCAGCCACCCTTTGGAATAGCCGTTAGCTGACTGTCACCACGCAAGCAGAGGATGTGACGCTTGCCGGTGTTCCCGCTGAATCAGTAACAACGCAGGTATAAGAGCCAGCATCGCCTGATGTCGCACTGGACTTGTTGAATGTTGCGTTCGTCTGACCGGAGACAACCGTTCCATCACGCTTCCAGACATACGTATACGGTGTGGTGCCACCGGTTACGGCAATGCTCATGTTTAATGCCGCGCCGACGCCGACTGTTTTGGTCGCCGGGAGGTCGGTGGTGAACGACAACTGCGCATCTAGGTTTTCAACGACGACGGTAGTGCCATCAGACACTTTGAACTCAACGCTGAACGTAATGATGTCGTTACTGCCACCATCGGCCGGAGTGAGACTTGTGATGACCATGTATCCAGAGAACTCGATTGGACCAATGGCGATACGCGCCCAAAGAGTCGGCTGACGTTTGGCGTTGATCTCATCAGTGAAGTATTTCACCAGATTGCCGTAGCCAAACTGATCCAGTTTGTCATGCTTACGTACTTCACCTTCGAAGCTAACGGTGCCGTCGGCGTTGGTGATGATGTTCTCCACCCATCCAGCAGTGTCATCTGCATCACTTGTGACCGCGTTTGGACTGAAATCCAGCCCTTTACTTGTTCCGGCACCGAGAGCTTTCCACTCATCCTCGCCTGGTCGTGCGTCTGAACATCCATATGCGAGCTCCAGCACCGTGGCAGAACCGAAGACACGCTCATTTGAATTTGGGCAATTAGCTGCCATCTTTGACCTCTTTTATGTATAAAAAAAGGCCGCCAGATGGCGACCTTGTGTTGATAAACAGATGATTAATCCCCGTAGATGCATGCGAACTGCAGTCGGAACACCATACGGCCTTCTTCGGTTTGAACCGGGGCAGGAATAGCCCCAATGTTTTCTATTTTGCCCAGGCATTCGTCTGAATGAGGGTTGGCCTGAACGTAATCAATAATGGCTTGAGTTGCGGTAGCTGCATCCTGAATCTTGTTCTTTGCACCTATCACATCCACCAGGACGTAGTTATCGTTTCCCAGGTCATTACGGATATTCGTCCCGCCGTTTGGACGGAACACCATAACGGCCTTCGTCAGATCGCCCGGGTCATTGAAAGCCAGCAACTGGACCAGAAACCCAGTAGTCAAACCGGCATCGCCAAACATGTTCCTGACGCGCTGGTACATTGGAGGTGTCATAAAGAAAGTTCCTTGGCAACAATTGCGTCAATCTGCTGCTGAGTATCTTCAAAGCCTTTGGTGAGAAACTCTTTCCTGGCGGTTGAACGTCGAAATGCTTGCGGCACATTAGGATCATGTACATAGACTGCGTAATCAGCGGTGTATCCAACTCTGCCGGTTACTCTAGTTCCGTTGACGACAATATCTCGATACTGACTGTTAATAAGTGTCGATGTATCAATGGCGGTATATAAAGCCGCTTGAGAGCCACCTATTATCAGCGCCGATTGCATCGCCCTGACCGACTTTCTGCCCTGAATGTCACCCACCAACCGGTTGAGCCTGGCATTTGCCTCGCGCACCCCACGCACTTTGATGCCCATGGCTACACTCCTGTCAGGATGGCGTAATCATCCGCCAGTCGCTCGAACGTGTCGGCGTAGCGGATAACCTGACGCACCTCATCGGCACCGGCGACAACCGGATCGGCTTCGGTCGATACGCCAATCAGCAGATAATCACCTGCGGCCGCCAGCGCGAACTCCGTCCAGACCGTGTTTTTCACGACGATTTCAGCGCCCAGGCTGGCTAATTTCTTACTGAGGCCGCCCTCGTAATCGCAGAGGATTTGCTCAGGAGAGGCATAGCCCAGCGGGTCGCCGTATTCGTCATTGCCTTCCTGCTTGCGCCAGATGGTTGCCGTGGC